TATTGAATCATAAAAGCTCCTTTACCTATCCGTGTGCATAAAGATTAGCATGGAATAGATAAAAGAGCCGTAAAGAAAATTGTAGAAGTATAAAGATTCCATTAAAATTGATCGGGCAACACCAAATAACAAATGCTGGACATCACCAGTTAAAAAAGCAGTAATATCCAGCATTCATTTAGATTTCTAGTCCATGGCTCCCGGCCACATTCTTCAAATATTCCTCCGGATCACCATTCAGAATCAAATCAGCATAGCCAAGCGGGTCATTGTAGATGAGATAATCCAACTCCGACCTCTGTGCCATAGTCACATCCAGTGCATCCTCGACCCCGGTGCAGTCGATGGAAATTTTTCTTCCATCCCGGAGCAGCAGCTCCACGCAACCGGTGTCCATGTTGAAATGGCAAGCTCTTGCATCGTACTTCATATTCGTATCCTTTCCGCCTTACGGCACCTTTACAGTTGTGACTTTCGTTACACGTTTTTTCTTCTGATAAGGTTTTGGACACACCGCCGTCGGGAACGAGCCAGAGCTTGTCGGGGCAAGGCCCCTCCATCTTGCTTGCGCAAGACCGCTCTGCCGCTTAAAAGCCCCACTGGGGCTTTCATTGCTGCGCAACCGCGGCATTCTGCTTTCCGAAGAAAACAAAAAATCCGAACCCTTCTCCTATCGAGAAAAGGTTCGGATTATTTTTGTTTGGTCCGCCTGACGCATCAACAGACGAACTTTCGCATTTATGCTGCGCCAAAGTATTTTTTGCTTCTGGAACCCTACCGCGCCGCCGATGGTCGCCGGTCTGCGTAAGCTGTAATATTTTTGTAATCATTCCGCAAATAAAAAATCCCCCGCCAGCTTTCCTCTCGGATTGCCAGCGGGGGATTTTCATTTCAGTGCAGAAGCATCGTCAGTTCATAGGCCACAAGGCCGGAAACCAACGCCGCAATCACAGCCCACCAAAGTTTGTTCCCAAATGTTCCGGGGGCTTTTTCCAGCGCGGTCAGGCGGTCGTCCTGCTTTTTGTTTTGAGCCGTTACAATTTCAAGGCTCTTATTTGTGTTTTCGAGTTGCTGAATCGTCAGCTTGATGTTGGTGTTCATGCCATTCACTGCATCAGTCAGCTTTTCCAAGTCGTCTAGGCGGTGCGTATTGCTTCGGGCACGGTTTTCAACCGCTGTCAGGCGATGTTCCAGTTCCCCGTCAGTCACTCTTCTTGTCCTCCCCCGCCTTACCGAAACGGGCCACAGTGGTGGTTTCTACGGATTTCTTTGCCATGTAATCTTCCAGCTTCTTCTTCGTGAAGTTGAACACAAGCTGTACGATCCAGTCCAGCGTCCTCTCATTGATTGCCCAGTCCAGCCAGTCCGGGGTGTATCCCCGCATGACGGCAATGACATGGGCTTTCTTTTCCGCGCCTGCGCCGCTGCCAAACTTTTCCTCCGCATTGACGATCCACTTGTACACCGTCTTTGCGACCACAAGGCCATAGCCCAGACGCACCGCTGCCAGTGCCGTCACCACAAGACCAACCGCCATGAAGATGCAGGCCAGCCATTCAGGGAACGCCATCAAAAAAGCTTTCAGAATGTTCTCCATATTGTTTTCCTCCTACTCTCAGCCCACCCAGCGGCTCTTTGCCGCACGGGTGTCGATATGTACCCAACCAGCAGGGCGACCGTTCTTCACAGGGTAACGCCCAATGCCGCCGGTGTTTTTCAGCAGCGTTTCTGCGTAGGCCGCGACCGTCGTCACGTCCACGCCCTGAACCCGAATATCCGCCGCCATGCCGTAGCAATGCTGGCTGTACGTTGCGCCCTTCACCGCCTTGTTGTGGGCGGCGGTACGATATGCGCTGGTGATTGTCACCGACTTTCCGAAATGATCCCGGATGTTCTGCAACAGCTTCACCAGTGCGTCGTCAATAAAGATGGGGTCCGTCCCATCCTTGCAGCGAAATTCCTTCACTGTAAAGTTTGCGGACAGCTTCTTGCTTCCGTCCTTTGCAAGCGAATAGGCTTTAATTGCCATTTTCAATCTCTCCTTTCCGGCTCAACGCCTTACCACAGCTGCCCGCGCAGCACTCAGCGTACAACACGGCAAACTCTCCGCGCTCTGCGGTCGTGTCCACTCCTGCCGCTTCCAGTTTGTCAAGCAGGCTTTCGCACAAATCGGGCCAACTTTTATGCTGCATAGTCGTCACCGGTGATGCGCTTGTAATCCTCGGCGGTGATCTCGCCCTTGTTCACGCGCTCTGCCAGAACCTTCTTGACACCAACGCGGCGGAATGCTGGCATCTCGGCCCAAGTCTTAGTGCCTGCAATCAGACGGTTTGCCCAAATGATGTTCATAACAGCTACCTCCTTATTCCTTGTTCAGCGCTGCATCCAACTCACACAGCGCGGTTTCGATGGCGGTCAGACGCTCCTCGTTGGCCGCGTCCTGCTCGCACATTGCGTCCTCGACCTCGGCCACGCGGTCAGGCAGTCCGTCTTTCTCGGCCTGCTTCTTGGCTGCGGCTTCCTTCTCCTGCCGGGTGGGCAGATTGTCCTTTTTCCACTGAATCATGGTGACTGTCCTCCTTACTGGAATGCGCCGGAAACGGCCTCGATATAGCCGCCGGTGCCGGATGCGCCGCGGCTGATGGAAACGCGGAAGTTGAACGCCGCGCCAGCCGTGGCGGTCTTGTTCTCAAAGACGATGTTCACGCCTTTCCGCGCCTCGGTGGTGACATCCTGCCACACCGGGGCCGCGTCCTTGGCGTTGTTCGTGACCTCTGCCTTGAACACAGCATCATTGGGAATGCTGCCGGTCACCTGAAGCACGGCAACGGTAATGTCGCCCTCCACAGCTAGTGGTTCGGCCAGCGTCACGCTTGCGGCGTGGACGGTCTTGGTGAAGGTTGCGGACGCGCTGGTGGTCTCCTTGCCGTCGCTCACCTCAACCGTCAGGGTGTGGCTGCCATTCAGGACGCGCTGGAACCCTGCGGCATCGGCGGTCTGCTCAAAGGTCAGGGCCATGCCGCTGGCAACGCCTGTGCGGGTCTTGGTGGTCTTGCCGTCCAGCTTTTCGGTGACAGTCAGCGTGTCGCCGTCAGCATCGGTGACGGTGTACTTCCACGCAAAGGCCGCGTTTTTCTGCCCCAGAGCTGCGCCGTCCGTGGTGACGGTAGGCGCAGTGTTGGCACTGACCGTGCCATCGTCAGAGACCGCGAGTGTAGATGGAAGGACAAAAGCGGGGCGAACACCACTGGGGTCGTAGTAGTTCCAGCTGCCGTTAGAGCCATCCGAAAGGACGCACCAGACGTAGTTGGTGTTGCCGGCGAGCGGAGAGCGCAGCCACCATTCGTTAGCGCTGCTGCTGTTGTAGGTGACACGCTTGCTGTTGCCGCCAGAGCCGCTTCCAAAGTAGTCAAGCTTTGCACCATCTTTCGGGAAATAGCTGCTGTCACTGGTCGTCCAGCCAACCTCATAACCAGACAGCAGGAAGACTTTGGTGCTCAGGCCATTGGAGCCGGTGGCAAGGAAGCCGTTGGAACCAGTGCCGTTCTGGTACGGAATCTTGACCTGCTTGATGGCGTTGCGAATGTCCGCGTCAATCAGATTGAAGAACGTGCCGTTCAGGTAGCTGTGGATGCTGGAATCCTTGTAGGAGTTATTGTAGTTGCTGAACGCGGCCGTGGTGGTGTAGAGGTCCTTCATCAGAAGCCAAGTACCGTCGCAGCTATCGTCATAGACACCGGACGGCTTGCCCTGATGCACGATGATGAAATCTTTGACCGCACCGTTCACTTTGATTTTTACGGTGCTGCCAACGGCTTTTGTGCCCAGTTTTACGTTTGCCATGAAAATTCACCTCCTCAAAATTCAATTCTTGCCTGCTCGGCATTCCACACGCCGGTCACGGTCAGGCCGTCCAGACTGCCGAACGTGGCGCTGAACGGGTTCTTGGTCACGTTCGTGCCGAACTTCAGCTCAATGCCCTTAATGGCGGCGTTCATGGCTGCCACGGTGGTGCGGATGTCGCTGTGGGCATTCTCCGCGCTGTTGTGGTCATCCACCGCCGCGCTGATGCGCTGGTCGGTCTCGGCCTTTTTGTAGCCGTCCACTTCCCACCGCTGGCTCTCGGTCAGGTGGCCGTCTGCATCCAGCATTGCAATGCCGCCCGGCGCACCGATCTGGTTATTCTTCACAAAGCCGGAATCATCGCCGACACCCGGCGTTCCGACGTTTACAGTTCCCCTTGCCATAGGTCATGCCTCCTTGTTTGTTTCGCCCTGAGTGATCCTGTATTCAGCAGTCAGCGCTTCCGCCGGGGCAGTGCGCGCCCAGATACGGATTTTTCCTTCTTGCGTTTCACAGGTCTGGCAAACCCCGCATTCCGTCGCCGCGCGCAGACTTCCGGGCGACAGGATGACATCTGCCCGGTCTGCTGCGGTCATACCGGTGGCGGTGATGTCGTAGCGCAGAGGATAGTCCTTCCACGTCTTATCTTCCACCCAGCCGTCTGTGCTGATTGTGACAGCCACAGCGGAAATCTTATCGGCCTTTGCGTTGTCCATCTCTTGCATCGCTTCCAGCGTTGCATCGGACAGCTCACTTACCAGACCCGCCGCATACTTCTTTGCTTCCTGTGCTACCAGTTTCAGGTGGGTTACGAGTGCGATAATATTCATTCACGCTTGTCCTCCCTAAAAAGCAGGCGAGACCGCCATGTGACGGTCTCGCCCCTCATACTTCTTTGGTAAGGTCAGTCAGCTTATGCGCCGAAAACCTCGGTCAGCATAGCGGTCACATCGCTGTCGGATGCGACGGTGCCGTGGATCACATCGGACGGCTCAGTGTACACGGTGGTGTCCACGCCGTCGATGGTGATATGACCGTTGGTCTCGCTGGCGGAGGTCTTGGTGGCACCAGCAGAAATGCCCTTCAGCTTTTCGCCCTCTGCATTGGTCATCAGACGCTTGCCGGTCTCAGCGGCCACGAAGTCGGCAGGCTTCTTGCCGGAATCGGTCATGTTGCCGCTTTCATCCAGAGCGGCGAAGTTGCCAGCGGTGGCGTTCTTCACCTTGTCGGCCTTGCCGCTGATGTCCACATACAGACCATCGTCCTTCAGAACCAGGGCGTTGCCGGCAGCAGCGGAAACATTGACCTTGACATCCACCTCATAACCAGCGATGGTAACGGTGGTGGAAGCATCCTTGCCGGTGGCCTTGGCCTTGTAGGTATCGACCAGAGCGGACATATCGAGGAAGCTGTAGGAGCAGCTGTCAGGGTTCTGGCCCTTCACAGCCAGAACCATAACGGGCTTACCTGCCAGCTTGGGGTCGGTAGCGCCGGGGTAGGTCTCGGTGCTGAATGCGAACTTCTGCACGAAGGTGGTCTTAGCCTGATCGAGGAACAGCTCCTTCGGGAAGTCGAAGGTGAATGCCGCAGTACCGGACTTATCAGCGCTAGTGTAGAAGCTGACAGTGTTGCCGGAAACGCCCAGAGACTTAATGGCCTTGGAAACGTCGGTGTTGATGTTGTCGATCTCGGTCTTGGTCTTTTCGGCCAGAGCCTTCAGAGCAGCCAGACGGACGAGAGCATTTGCATTGTAAGCCATAGTAAAATACCTCTTTCTTATTTGTTCATGATAAAATATCCGGCTGCCCAGACTTCCCGGACAGCCGGTCGATTACAGATTGTGCATTACTCGCCGAAAATCTCAGTGAGCATTTCGTTTGCTTCGTCGTCCGAAGCAATGGTCACAGAGGCAGCGCCCAACGGGGCGAGGTCGCCTGCGGCGTTCTGGATTACATACGGAGTTGCTACGCCGTCCACGATGACGGAAAGCAGCTGGCCGATGTAGGCGGTGGGGTTTGTCTTTGCGTATTTCTGCGCAGTTTCCATGGACGGCCAAACAGCGGTCTCATCCAGCGCGAAAGCGTCCTGCCGCTTCATGGACAGCGGGAACTCCATGTCGGAATACTTCTTTGCGGTATTGTTCACAGCCATTGTTCAGCCCTCCTTTAACCCAGCGTGACCTTCAGCACTGCGGCGTTGCCGTAGGCAACAGCAGGCTCAAAGATCCACACATTGTAGTCCTTGGCGGCATAGCCGTTTGCGCCCTCGACGGACACAGTGGACTTCACGAAGGTGCCGGTGACATCGGCGTTCATAGCGGTCTCGTTGATGACCTTGGTGACGCCCTTTGCAGTCGCAATGCAGGCAATCGCCACACGCTGCGCACCGACGGGGACATTGATGGTCAGCGTACCAGCTGCATATGCCTTGCCAGTCTTGCCCAGTGCGCGGATGGCCGCACTGTTCAGAGCAGGCTTGCTGGTGGATGCACCGTAGAACACATTGCGGAACGGAGTGTATGCTGCGGTGTCCTTGGTCTTGGTGCCTGCCGCAATGGCAACCGCCGGGCTGGATGCAGCACCGAGATTGTCCTTTGCGGTCACGCCTGCGCCGTGGGTGGCAGTGACGCGGTACTTCAGGCTGGACACGGCATTGTCTCCGCCTGCATCGCCGATGATGAAGCCCACGCCGCCGTTGTTATCAGAGCCAGCGGTCAGGGATGCTGCGCTTGCAGTTGCCACCTGAGTGGTCGCCGCATTGGTAATGCGCTCGACCTTCCAGTTGGTGGCGGTAACGCCGGTGGCCGGACCGTACTGGTAGGAGCCAGCATTCAGTGCTGCGCCAGAGTAGGCCGCAGCAGCTACCTGAGTGCCGGCCTCAACAGCACCAGCACCGGTCAGCGTGAACGTGCCGATGGACGGCTGGGCGGTGATGCTGGGCTGGAGCCGCTTGCTGAAAATCTCGGTCAGGGCATCCATAACGCTCTTGCCTTTGGTGGAGAAAGTGGCCGTGCCGTTCTGGCTCTTGGTCAGGTTGCCGACCTGCGTATAGCCACCGGCCAGCGTGATGTTCTCCCGCAGGATGACCTTATCGGCATCCACGGAACCGGTCATGGCCACCCATGCAGAACCGTCATAGAAATAGGCGGACTGCTCATAGGTGGAACCGTCCACGGTGGTGGTCACGACAAAGACATCGCCCTTCTTGGGCTTCACGTCCGTGTTCTGGGCGAAGTAGCTGGAGATCACGCTGTCGTCGGAAGTGGACAGGTCAGCTTTGGTCGCGGCGTACACCGTGCCGCCCAGACCGCCGGAGACAGCTTCCAGCTGTTCCTTGGTGGCGTAGCCGGAAAGGTCAACAGTGGTATCGTCCAGCAGGACGACCTCATCATTGACCTTTGCGTAGATGTCGTAGTGCTGCGTCTTGTCGTTCATAACAAGATACATGATGTTTTCCTGCGCTGCGGATGCGTCAGGAATGGCTTCCGCCACCTCAAAGCGGGCATGACCCGCCTTGGAGATGGACTTGAGCCATTCCTGCTGCAAGCGCACCGTAGTGGATTTGAGAGCTTCGAGGGTCACAAATTTGTTGTCTGCCATATAAGCCTCCTGTTATGCCGGTGTTTCGTTCAACTTTCTGCGGGGAAAATCTCGTCCAGCATCTTGTCCGTGTCTGCCGCAGAGACGACTTCATCCTGTGTGATACCGCTGGTCGATGCGGAGATCGTGCCGTCTGCCGACACGGAAACGCCAGAACCGATTTTCACGCCGCCGAGCCGGGTCGCCGTTGCAACTGGCAGCACATAGGCGGAGCCACCGCCCGTTGTGCCTCCCGGTGCAAACAACGCCACCGTGGCGGACATATCCTCCGTCGGGATGTTCCTTGCCCAGAAGCGCAGGACACCGGCGAGAGCCTGCACCGTCGGACAAAGCCCGGCACGCTTTGCGACCTCAAGGGCCGCTTTATGTAAGGCAACACTGGGGAACATATCCTCCGTCGCGTCGTCAACCGCAACATCGACGACACAACGGAAGTCATCCATCCCCAGCGTTTCCTCGTCATCAGATTCCCGCTGCCAGTCCCAACCGGATGCCGGAATCGTGATGTCCTTGATGATAGCAGCCCCGCCAGAGCTGCCCTGCTCCCGAATAAGAGCCTTGACCTGTTCTTCGCTTACAACGTCCCCGGATTCCTTGAGGGATTCCATGGCATTGCCGACGGCGGCGGTGATGGCATCGGCGTGAGCGGAAGCATCTTTGTTGTGCTTCTCGACTTCTGCCTTGACCATTTTTGCGAGAGCCTGCATCTGCGGGTCAACGGTAATGCTGATATTGGCCTTGTTCGACACAGCAAGCAGCGCCGACAGCTCAATCTCAAAATCGCCGTTCACTTTCGTGGACGGGACCTCCACTCCGCGTGCGTCCTGCATAATAAACAGGAGTGTTTCGGCATCGTCGTTCAGCCTGCCGTAAACGCCCACCTGATGCATGATGTACGTTTCATCCGCACCGGTGATCTGGATTTTTACCCGCCGAGCCGTCTCACCGCCGCTTTCAACGGTTTCGATGTCCAGCAATTTCAGGTCATGTGTTTCGCCGCTTACCCCGGTTTCCCCCGAAAGGTCTGCGTCAGCCGTACCGGTTCCGCTCACAGCGCGGGTGATTACCAGCGCACCACCGGAGAGAGATTCCGACAGCAGGGCGGCACCGGCGGCGGTGTAGCTAGATTTTTCCCAACTCACGTTGTCTGTCCTCCAATAACAATGTTTATCGCCGTGTGCGACCGTTCAACGGTGCCCGCCGTAAAGGCTCGTGCTTTCACTGCCTTTGCTTCAACGGCACCGGGCAGCGCCACGGCAACCTGCATTTTCGATCTTCCGACCGCACCGGCAACATACGCCTTTGCGCCGATTTCCCGCGGCTTGATCCTACCGGGGACCTTTACGGTGCAGGATGTCGCCATGCCGCAGGGTGCGGCGGCGATGTAGGCGGGCGACCGTTCATGCGGTTCGATGGTGTAGATGATGTGCTCAAGGTGCGCAGTGCAGCGTTTTGTGTAGCCCAGCAGCTTTTCCATTTCTGCTGCGGTGTGATATGTTTCCTGATCGTCGGTGATGTCAACATACAGTTTCCAGAATCCCGGTGTCCCCCCATACGAGAACCATTCCTCAATTCTGGCTTTTTTGTAAATTGTCTCCACCTGTTCACGAACAGCCTTGACCGTACCGGCGTACCGCTGAATCTCAATCGCCGTTCGGACGATTCTCCGCTTCGTTTCCACGTCGGCGGTGGAGTCGTACCACTCGATTTTGAGGTAAACGGCCATCTGATCCAGCACACCCTCGTCGCAGGTGTCCACTTCGGAGAACGTCATACCGGTGTCGAGATATTCAAACATCCGGTCTTGTAGCTCCCCGTAGACAGCAGACAGAACTTGCGCCCACGGTTGAGCGGCAACGATCCGCGGCAGGCCGTCCGTGATCCTTGCGTCCCGCAGGTTAATCATCCTCGATACCTCCGTAGATGATCGTCGGCGTTCCGCTCAGTTTCGGAATCTGCACAACGGCTTTCCCTGAATCCGTCCCGCTCTCGACCACCTTGTAGATCGGCTGGCGCAGCTCCACCCGTTTTACGCCCGCTGCCCGCAGACGGGAAGCCAGCTCCAACGGGTTAATGTCCCGCCCAATGGAACGCTGCCACACCTGAAACTCTTCCACGGCCTTGGCGACGTTCTCCTGAACAATGCTCGCACCCTTGGAATTGCCAGAACCGATGTAATAGGTGAAGTCGATGTTGTACTCTACTTCCTCCGGGGCCTTGCAGATCACAAGGTCTGTCATGGGGCGGCGGGCTTCGTTCATCAGATACGTTTGCATTTCTGTCATATCCTTTTCACTCGGAATCTTGCCGCCGGTCAGCATGAAGAAGATGTAGACCGTACAAGCAACATTCCGCGGGCTGACAGCGATTGCGCTCTCCACGTCCGACCGGAACGACATAGCCCAGAACTCGTAAGCGTCCTTGGGGCCAGCGCAGGAGTAGGTCGTAGGAGAAAGCCAGATTCTACGGGTCAGGCTGTCGTCGCTCTCCACGTCTGCGCCGCCGCTGCTGGTGTCGGTGTTCTCCACCGCCGCCACATACGGAATGGCATCAACCAGAGTATCGACAACGCCGGGAGGAATGTCGTTGCTGCCCGCGCCTACCACTTCGGCCTGTGCCAGCACGTCCACATAGGTCTTTCCAATGTCGATCTGCGCATAGTCCATCGTGGAAAAATAAACGCCCGCGGCAGTTCTGACGCGGGTTTCCTGCGGAATCATGGCTACGGTTTTCAATGCAGCCGAAAGAGAAAAGCGAACTGTCACCGTTGCATAGGTCGCGCCGTTTCGTTTGACACCAAACGGCAAGCCCATGTTGTCCAGCTCTGCGCCGGTCGCCGTTTTCAGCAGCGCACAGCGGGTGCGTTTCTCTGCAACCTGCATCATCATGTAGTACAGCTCCGTCATGCTTTGCAGCGTAAGCGTGATCGGGTCTGCTTTGTTCAGGGGCGGGGCCGTGCCGTTCACGGCCTTATAGTTCCGGGTATAGATTTCCGTCACCAGATTGCTTACATCCTGCAACGTAAGGTTTCCGGTAACGCTGTACTCCGGTATATCGGCAAACTCGGCAATGTTAGACAATCTGTACCACCACCTTTGGCCGGATGCGTCCTTGCTGGCTGTGGCTCGTTTCATACTCCACTTCCAGCACTTCCGCCCGCGGCTCGTACTTCTTTGTTTTGCGAATGATCTCTGCCGTGAGCATCGCCTGTGCAGCTTCGGCGGGCAAACTCAAACATTCCATGTTCAAGCCAAATTCCCGGTCAAGGGCCTGTTCGCCCTCCTTGCTGCCATAGAGCGTCAGCAGACAGTTGTAAATATCCAGTTCTTCGGTTTTGCCAGACGGCTCAATTTCAACGTCGAACTCGCCCAGCGTCATGGTTTCCATATCGCTGCTCATAAGGCGTATTCCTCCAACGTCAGCGTAACTTTGCCGTCTTTCAGGCCCCATAAGCGATGCACCGCGCCCCAGCCTGTCGTCACCTTTGTCAACTTGAACGGATTCTGCGACATAGGTTTGTTGTTCAGGATGAAGTAGTCAATCGTTCCAGCTTCACAGCGCTTCATGAGTGCGTCAAAGATTTTGCGCGGGTTCACGCCCAGCTTTGAAACCAACTGGATTTCAAACTGGTACGACTTCAAACCCGGCCCCATGTACTCGCTCTTGTCTTTGCCGCCGATTGCGCTGTGCGTGGCCCAGTTGCTTGATGTGCTTCCCTCAATATTGGCAGGTGTCAAGACACGCCAACTTGATACCGTAAATATCAGTCCCGCATAGCATCCGATGCTGCCCCATGCCATAGGATCACCCCCTTACGGTGTCGGAGTTCCGGTTTCGCCAGCAACAACATACGGGCCAGCCGTGGCCGCACCAGAATGAGTGTGCTTGTGGTTTACCAGAGAAATGCCATTGATCTTGCAGTCACCGGAACCGCCGGAGATATTCACGGTCGATCCCTTGATGTTCACCGTCGTTCCGTTGAAGTTCAGCGTAACGCCCTTGATCTCAACCGTTCCGTTCTGACACACCTTTACGGTGGAACTTCCCACCTTGAAAGTCATGTCACCCTTGACGGTGTACTCCACGTTCTTCCCAACGGTTTCTTTCACATTGCCGTCGATGGTTTCCGTGTAGTCGCCGGTGTCGCCGTCGTACTGCTCAAATGCTTTTCCCTGCTCGTCGTTGTAGTCGTGCCGGTAGCGGCCTTTCTTGCCCTCAACGGGCTTGTTGTCCTCATTCCAGATCGTGCCGATGCACGTTCCCATTTCCTGACTGTCTGAGTTGTGGAGGACGCAGACCAGCTTGCCTACGACCGGCATCCGGTACATGGCATTGGAAACCATGCAGATTTCATCCGTGACCGAATCGGCGCGATCCTCGTATGTGACCTCAATGGTTCCGTCCTCGTAGTTCACCTTGGACACAGAGCCAATTCGGATAACGCTGCTCATGCTGTTACCCTCCCACTCTGCTTGCAGAAACTTTCGTCACCAGACCGGAAGATTTGTTCAGCGTGTGGCTCACGGTGTCCATGTAATACTTCCCGTTCAGTTTCCCTAGTCCCTTTATATTGATGCACATGGTCGAACACAGACTCAGGTTTCCCATCGTCGAAAAAGAAATGGTCGTGGCCGAATGGTTCTTGTTGTCGATGGCCGCTTGAAGCTGCCTTTTTGCGTCCGCTTCGCTGGACGCATACTGGTTCAGTTTCAGCATCCTGTCGGCAGTACCGATTGTGACCTTGATGTTGACTTTCTTTTTTTGGTTCGAGTAGGTGAACTCTCCGCCGGTGTACGTCCCGGAAAGCGTTGTGTTCCAGCTCAAAGAGTTAGGCACAATGTCCGCCGGGGTAAAGGTTGCGACTGCATCCTTTTTCTTGTACTCCTCACGATCAAAAATCCAGATTTTGTTCCGGTAGGTTTTGAGGATTAGGCCGTATGTGCTGCAAAGTTTTTGTAGGAACGAACTGTCCGTGTCGTCCTGCTCTTTCAGTGCAATGTCCACATCCTCCGCATCCATGCTGCACCCAAGCCCGTACCTGTCGGCAATGGTCTGAGCAATGCGCTTGATGGATGTCTTTTTCCAGACGTACTCTTGATTCTTTTCGTGGAAGCTCGTTCCGTTCGGGCGGGCCACCGCGCCGATGGTCAGCACACACGGCCCAGCGGAATAGCTGAGATCGTCCACCACCAGCGTCCCGCAGTCAAGCGGGGTGCTGTCACCCTGCACGATCCAGTTTTTCGTGCAGAGTGTCGGGTGTAGCACAGCTTCCTTATCCGGCAACCACGAGTTGATCCACTTATCATCCACCGCGTTTACCTTGATGGAAATGCTGTCGCTCGAATCTGCTCCCCGGTCGTTATAGGTGAAGCTCTCCACATCCCCGGAAATGTCCCCGGAAATATCGGTGTCGTTGTACTCCAATTTCAGGATCGTTTTTCTGGGCTGAATCGCAATCATATATATCACCACCTACCTTTTCCACGGCGGCAGGTTATCGTTTGCCGCCACCTCTTCTTCAATGTCCGGCGTGACTAACTCAACGCCGGAATCGAATCTGTAAATCTCGATGTACTCCCGGTTTGCGGCCATCAGCACATCGGCTTTCAGCTCGTCACCGTAGACGGATTTCGCAATGCCGTCCCAAGTGTCGCCGCTCTTTGTCGTGTACGCCATCAGGCCACCCCCTTACGAAGCATATTTGACACGGCCCTGCTCACGCTCTTCTTCACGCATTTCCTGTTTGAACTCTTCAAACAGCTTCCGCATTTCACGTTCAAGCTCTTCCATGTTTGTCCCGCTACCGACAGTGATGTGCGGCGAAAAGACAAACTGGGAATCCTTGATGCTGCTGGAACTTCCGCCGTCACCGCCGCCCGCGGCGCGGTAAGCACTGGACGGCATATCCGGCAGGGTTTTCTCGGTGTCCCTCTGCGGCAGCATATAGAGCGGTGTTCCGGTGTCGGCCAGAACACCGTTTTCCCAGCTCGACAGCACCGTGCCTCCGTTGTAGGTCTTGGCCGCTTCGGTCACGGCCTTTGTTATCGTGCTGTCACTTCCCAGATACTTGTTCAGGATGATGGGAGCAACGTCGGCGGCGGTGCTGGTCGCCACCAGCTCCAAGGAGCCATCCCCAGACATGGCGTTGTTTGCCACCGTCCACATCATCGACACCACATCACCAGTAGACTTGATGCCGTTGGAACGGAGTGCATATTCGCCGTATGCGTTGGAGAAGTCGATCAGGTTGTTCAGTTTTTCCTTGCTTCCGTCGGTAAAGCCGCCGTTGGCAAAATACTGGACGTTCTGCACACCGGCTGCGCGGGTCGCATCCTCACCGGACACGCCCAGCATACGGCCAGCCCGCACCCAGTTTTCCACGTTACTGTCGCGGACACTTGGCTTGAAAGAAATGACAGCTTCCGTGCCAGCTTCACCGGCGATGCTCACCCCACGGGTAAATCCGCCGTTGGCGAAAGCGGGCATTGCCACTTCCGACAGATTGAAGCCGAATGTCTTACCGGCGAAGTTCTTCGCCACCGGGACATTTTCAAGCCACTGTGGAACCGTGAACGAGAAGCTATTCAGAGCGCGAATGATGCCGTTGACGACCGTAATCGTCACCGACACGATGCCCTTTATCAGCCCAACGATGGACTGAATCACAGGCTCGATCACCGGCAGCAGGCCGTGGATCACATCGACCACCAGCTTGATTGCGTTTATCAGGGTCGTGCCGACCAGACTGATAATCATGCTTATCAGCGGCGACACCGCCGGGAACAAATCGTTTACCGCGAAGCTCAACACATCTGCCAACAGCGGCTTAATGTGGTTCACGCCGAGGTCTACGATCTGACCGATCAAACCCTTTACCGACTCGATAATCGGGATCACCGCGCCGAACGTAGTTCCCAGATCGTCGATGCCGAAGATGCTTTTCCCGCTCAAGCTCTGCTGGATATTTTGCAGGTTTTCCAGTGAGAACGCACCGGCCAATGTGTCGTGGATGTTCCCTGCGATGCCCTGCACTTTCCCGGTGAATCCATCAAAGAGCGTCAGGCCCTTTTCGCCAAACACCTGTCCGATGATCTGGCGAATGTCCTCGAAGTGATCTCCCAACAGGCTGACCACCGCGATCACAGAACCAAGACCGGCGATCACCGGGCCGAATGTGGACATAAGGCCCGCGAAGATGTTGAAGCCGCCTTTCAGGACGGGCGATGCCACGGCCTTGCCCAGCCCGAACGCCTTGCCGCCAAAGTCTGCCACCGCCGGAGCTGCATTTTTAACAAATCCGGTTGCGCCAGACAGCACTTGTCCGGGGCGCGTCTGGTTGAAGATGTACCCCATCTGCGCAAGAGCAGCCTTTCCGCTCAATCCCTGTGTGCTGTTTGCCATTCGGTAGATGGTTCTTCCCAAACCAGTACCGTTTGCAAAGTTCATCTTTGAGAGGAAATTCACGCCAGCTTTTGCAGCATTTCCGGGCATCGCTCCAAATACAGCAGCCGTAGCCCCACCGAAGTTTTTTAGTCCTCCTGCAAGTTTCGCCACGTCGATACCGTTCGGGCCGATGATTCCCGTGAAAATCTGCTTGGTAACGCCACCGATGCCGGATGCGATTTTCGTCTTTCCGAAGTCAGACGCGGCAGACATAACGCCGTTGATATAAGGGAAGCTCTGCCGGATGGTCTGCCCGCGTTCCGATGCGCCCATAACGTCTCGAACAAAGTCGATTTTTGTTTTTCCATCGTTCTTTGTCAGGCCGGTAAAGTTTTTCAGTGTAGCCCACAGGCCAACACCCGCACCGTTCGCCTTAGTCGCAATATTTTTCAGGAACGAGTTTTGCGGCTGCGGGCCGATGGACGGAGGCTGGATGCCCGCCATCTGTGCGCCGTAGCTCATGCCGCTGGCAATGGTGCGGATACCGTTGAAAATCTTCCCGCCGCCGGTAGCGGCTCCACTCACTCCCTTTGTGACCCCGCTGACGACTTGAAGAATCTGCGGTGCGAACCTCATACCAGCCCACGCCGCACCGATGCCGCCGATTGTGGCGGCTACCTTGTCGCCGTTATTCAGCAGGTACTCGATTACTTCCTTTACCCGTGCCGTTATATCCGGCAGGGCTGCGCGGAAGTCGTTCAGCTTATCAAGCCCAAACCCCGCAACGTCTTTCAGAATTGGCAGGAAATTGTTTCCAACCTCGATACGGACAGCCCGCCATGCGTTGCTCAACATTTCCAGTACGGATTCGGAGGTTTCGCATTTCAGCATAAACTCCTTGTACATACTGCCAGTGTATTTAGAAGCATCGCTTACATCGTCCAGCGTATCCACGAACAGTTTGAGGTTTCCGGTCAGCTTTGCGCCGCTCTCAATGGCCCATTGGCCGAGCAGCGTTTTCAGATAGCCAACCTGTTTATCCTCGTCCTGCTGGCCTATTGCTGTGAAGAGCCGTTTCAATGCTTCCGGTGCAAGGGACTTGCCGTTTGCATCGACCTTTTGCATATCTTTTGCAAACTGTGTCGCGCTGAACCCCAACTCTTCAAAGGCTTCATGCTGTGCCTTTGTTGCTTTGGAGTCCATCGTCAAGTTGGTGTACATACGGCGAATGGACGTTGCGACTGTGTTGGAGTTTACGCCCATCGCCAGCAGAGCGGTGGACAGGGCCGCTGTTTGATCCGTGTCCATACCGGCGATCATGCCAAGGGAACCGGTATCGTTCACCGTCTGTGCAATTTCTGCGGCGGTCGTCGCATAATGCGCACCCAGATAGTTTATCTGGTCGGCCAGCTTCATGACACCCTCATGATCCGTATCAAACGCAACTTCCCACTTTGCGGCCCAGTCGCCCGCCTGATCTGCGGAAATGTCCATAGCCGTTCCCATTTCGGCAACGTCTTTCAAGAACTGCTCCTTGCCAAGCAAGTCGTCCATGTTCTTGCCGGACTGACCAGCAGCAGCCGCAAGGCGGGTCAGCTCTTCGGCGGTGTACGGAATCTGAGTGCTTAAATCAAGAATGCCTTTCGACATTTCATCGTAGTTTTCCTTGACGACTTTTCCGTTGTCGTCCGTCAGGCCGCTAACGTACTTTGTCACATCCAGCATTTCGCTTTCAAACGCCACCGCTTCTTTCGTGGTGTTCACCACTCCCGCGGCTACGCCACCGGCGGCGGCTACTGCGCCTTTGGCAATATTCGCCGCGAACTTCGATGCTCCGTTTGCAACGCTCCCGATCTGCGTGTTCGCCAGCTTAACCGCTTGTGCAAGCGAATTGTCAACGTGACCGCCGATCAGGATGGAAAGCTCTAGTTCTTGATTTTTTGCCATTCCTCCGCAACCTCCCCGTGAATCTCCACCAGCTCACGTACAGGCAAGTTCAGGTAAAAATCTGCGCTTGTGTGCGTGACTGTGGCGAGAGCTATCGCCGCCTTTCTGATTGTTTTGTAGCCGCCCTTTAAGCGAAAAAATCCTTGTGGTTGACACCTGCGCGGAGCTGCACAGCTTCCGACAGGGGCAGGCCGAGGAAGAACGCAACATCCTTGCCGGTCGCCATAGAAGCGATCAGGCAGCAGTAGTAGTAGTTCAGGGTCTTTTCTGCTGCACGAATGTCCTCTTCCTCCATGCGGTTCTCCGCCTGACGGACATTCATGCCGGTCATGTTGGCGACACCGGACAGATCAACGGAAGTGTAGGTTTCGCCCTTGTAGGTATAGGGCTTGCCAAACTTCATGACGTGGCTATGATCGTCCTTGTCGTCGCCGTCCTCCGCCATCGCGCTGCGGAGGGATGCCTGTACGGTCTGGCGTACCTTTTTGCTTGCGCCGATGGGAAGCAACTGGAAGAACTCAATGGGGAGCTTCGTTGCTGCTGCGGCCAGAGCGTCGGTGTATGCGGTGGCAGTTTCGGGGGTAATCATCGCGGCCAGCTCACCCTCTTTGTACAGCTTCTTGATGATAAGCACCGCGTCCTTGATGGTCAGGCCGTCCAGACCGGACAGGTCGATCTCGGTATACTCCTTGTCGTCGAACTTATAGGGACGGGCCAGCTCGATGATCTTCGGATTCTTCTTGACCTCTGCGGTTTCGGTCTGCTCTGCGGCGGTAGAAATGTTCTTCTCCATGATGAAGTTTCCTTTCTGTCAGATACAAAAAATTGACCGCCCCGGTCTTTCGGGGCGGTCATTCGTTTCCTTTGGGATCAGATCAGAGCGGCAACGTCTGCCAGCATATCCTCACCCTGCACACGGTAGATACCGTTCAGCTTGTCGATAGCGATAATCTCTTCGCCGTCGTTCTCGATCATCAGGTAGGTCAGTTCGAGCTTGACCTTTGCTTCCATGCCCTCGCCCGCCTTGATCTTGCCGGGAGTGAACTCCTTGACACGACCGACCTCAACGATGCGCAGGCCCTTGTAGGCATAACCAAGGCTCTTATCGACCGCCTGCTGTGCCACACGGAAAGTCAGATTGACCTGACGCTTCGGGGACAGGACGTTGACAAAGCTCGAATACACGAGGTTGAAAGAAATCTCCTGCTCGATGCTCTCAAACTGGCCGATATTCGGTGCGGAGATTTTGCCGAGGATGCCAGAACCGGAAACATCAATAGTTTCCGAGGTGATCTGCGGCAGGGTGATCTCCGGGGCCGTGCCGATTGCTTTCACGCCGTCAATGTAGACGTTGAAGCTGTTGACAATTTCCGGGGTCAGGTTAGTATCCAGTGCCATTGTTTATTTCCTCCTTCCTCTTTTAGCCGCCCAGCGCATCAGAGATTGCGTTGGGATCGAACTCCACCAGCTCTTCGATGTCCTCTGCCGGGTTGAACGGAGACAGATACTTGTGGAAAGTAATGCAGCCGTTCAGCAGCGAGGTGGTGGGATTCTCGCTTTCGATGTACTGAATCTCATGGCGGGCGCAAATGCCACGGCTGACAAAGCTGTTTCCGCGCACATTCTCGCTGTCCACCAGAGCTTCGATCAGACGCTTGTTCAGAGGATCATCGACCTTCTGGAAGTAGGTCTGAATGAACGTGTTGTCGTCCCAGCTCATAAAGCGGCGGACGCTGAACCAGCGATCCTTGGGGTCGGTAGTGCCCGGATACGCTGCGGTGTTGTTGCCCCACAGTCTGAAACCGTTCATGTTCAGCCACGTTGCCACGCCGAACGAGTTGACGACGTTCGCCTGTTCCTGATCCAGCAGCACCTCCGTACCGTCTTTCAGGCAGGCGGCAGAGATTGCCAGCGTCTTGTTGGACGGGCTGACATGAGGAATGTCGCCGTTGGCTGCATCGGTCGCCACGGTCAGCGCCGCCGCCATAGCGGAGCCAGCATAGCGCGTATCACCCACCTTGGCATACAGCCAGACAGGGTAGCAGTTCGGGCTAGTGACCGCCTGCTTCTCTTTCTGCTGCTTTACCTCGGTGTAGGTGGTTGCGCCTGTGGCAGAGCTGTCAATATCCACGATACAAACAGCCCGGAACACGCCGTTGATGTTGCCGGTTTTCGCCTGCAAGCCAGCGGCAACGGTAGCATTCTCCGACCAACCGGGAGCCAGCAGAATACCGGGGGTCATGTTCAGCGCGGGGTAAATCTGACGGATTACCTCCATGCCGGTTTCTACGCCCTTGGCATTCACACCGCCCACAATGTCGGCGGCGGTAACGGCATCGGGGTCGATCTGCACACCACTCACGGTCAGGCTGGTTGCGCTCGCGGCCTTTCCGCCGGGGATGATGGCAATGGTCACATAACCGTCATCGTCAAAGGCTGCGGTGTAGTCCGTGCCAGCGGTCAGGGTCGTAGATGCGGACTTGACAACCAGCTTGTCCAGCAGAATGTCTTTCTGCTCCACAGTTGCAACGCCACTGTTGACCTGCACGGTGGTTTCTGCCATGTCCTTCTTGTGCTTGTTGGGGTCGAGGACGTTAATCAGGATCACCGGCGCAACGCCCATCACCTTGAAACAGGCCCCCATGCTCTGACAGATGGTGTACTTGTCGTAGTCGTTGCTATAACCGACCGCTGCGGTCGCACCTTTCAGGGTGTTTGCCAGCATCGGGGTGTTGGTGCAGTGATAGGGGTCGCTGGCGCGATTGATCGGCGCAGTACCGATCACCACCTGCAAACCAGCGGTAGACTGTACCGGTGCAACAACACCGGTCGGCTGCTCAGTGACGTAAACGCCATGCTTATAAACTGCCATGCGTTACTCCCTCCTTTAGTTCAGTGCCGCCTTAACCGCGGCAAAAATAATACCCGCGCCGCTCTTGGGGTTTTCCAGAGCTGCGCGAGTATTTGCGAAGTCGGCGATGGGAACCATCAGGCCCCGTGCCGCCGGGATTCTGTTCAGGAAGTCAGTCACCGCATCCGGCAGCGCGTCGCCGTCGCTGTACACGGTAAACTGCTTCACAGTGTTCTTTACGGACGGGCCACAGTACACAACAGGGCCGGTCTTTTCCACCGCTGCGGTATTCTCTGCGGCGGTCTGCTTTCTCTCGCTCATATTAACACCTCAATTTCCGGGTTGTTCTCGCTGCTCATGCTGGGGCAGGTCACGTCCATCTGCACGGTAGCGAAGTAGTACGGACTTGTGTTATCCTGCTGGATCGCACAATCAATGGGGAGCAGCACGTTGAAGTAATCGCCAAAGACGTTGTAGACGCGGAAATGCTGGGCCAAATCCTGCATGATGTTGTACAAATCCAGCACCGCCGGGGCTTTCATGTCCCGCGCTCCCTCCGCCTTATTGCGGCTGGGTGTCTGGTATGTACAAATAATCAGGCTCATGTCCACCAGTTCCGGCTCTTCCATCTTGTCGATGCTCCAACCTGCGGCCTTGACCAGAATAAACGGGGCGGCGGCGGCCACTGTGTCCACATCTTCGTCGTTGCCGAAGTCGGTTGGAAATTCAAAGTCGAAGATGTTGAGCGGCTTATCTTTGCCCTGACCGCTGAACGTCTTGCCCTCAAAGAGTTTTTCAAGCTCTTCGTGCAGACACTTCACAGCGTCAACCGGCGTATAGTTGCTTTCTCTCACTTTGCTTTCCTCCCGGCTTGCAGCAGAATCTTGGACACCTCATGCTGTAACCGCTCCTGCAAGATGATCTCGCTGTCCGGCTCCACCTCTTCCCGCCATACCGTACTGTGCATAGCACTGGCCGACGGGCTGGACATGGTGTAGAGTTTTTCTACGATGCCGTTCCTGTTCCTCCATCTTGTCGATTTCGGGTTTGTCGCCGGACGACCGAGAATCCTCTGCACCATGCCAACGTGTCCACTGTCGAACTTCACCAGAAAGCCCTTACTCGCCTGACCGTAATCGGTCTGTCCGCCGGTCAGCGGGGCCATCGGATTTTTCTTCAAGACACGGGAGGTGTGGAACTCAGGCGACAAAACCCAGCTTGTTCCCATGTGAGGAACAGCCGGGTTTGACTGAAAATCGCCCAGATCGTTTCGGCGGCTGGAAATAAAAATCTCCGCCGTGGGGTTCTGCGTCGTCGCCCTGTTGCGGATTTTCAACGCATTCAGGTGACGGCGACCGGCAGAATTGACGGCGTACCGAAGCCGTGCCTGCCGAACCATCATGTTCTTGGCTCTCGTGGCGGTCTGGTTGACTGCATTCTTCATGGCTCTGGGAGCCTTGTCATGCAGATCGCCGAGCGCACGTTCCACCTCACCGATGTTTGGCACTTGCACGTCATAGATTGCTTTTGCCATTACTGCCGCACCCTCTCCAACGTGACCAAATACAGACCATGTTCTGTCTGGCAGCTCTTCACCGAGTAGGTGATCTTGTCGTACTCCATCGGTTTCCCGATTTTAGGAGCAGGGCCATAATCAGCAACGCGAACAAAAAACTGCTTTTGAGAAATATACAGTCCTTGGTCGAAGTTTTGTTTGGCTCCGGCTTCCCAGTGCGACTTGCGTTCTCTCAGGTCTACCTCATACGGCACAACATCGAACTCTTCTCCGTCGATGGTGTGCTTTTCGACAAACTCTTGAAAAAAAACCTCGTCAATGTCAGCCATTGCCATTTCCAGAAAGTCGGTCATGGTCGCACCCGTTTACTCCGCAGAGGTCTTGCGGGCCTTCCTGCGGGGCGTTTTGTCCGCCGCGGCGGGGTGCGGTTCAGGCTCGTTGCCGTCGGCATCTGCCTGTTCCACAATCTCGCGGGTTTCCTCGTCCGGTTCGCCATAGACTGCCACGCCCTGCTGCACAAGGCGGTCAGCTTCGGCATCATCAAGGCAAACAAATTCCCCCGCCAGAATCAGCTTGGCGGGGGCGTTTGCCTTGGGACGGTGGCCGTAACCACCGGCGATGATCTGAACGATTTTCATGTAGCTGCTCCTTTCCGGTTTAGCCCACCACGTTTGCGGCGAAGATGTACGGGTTCTTGTTCTTGGGAGCGGCCAGAGGACGACAGCCCAGACGGAGCTTGCGGGTGTCCTTGTCCTGATCCACGACGAACTTCGGAACACGCTTTGCAGCATAGGTCGAGTAGTTCACCTGACCGTAATCCATCTGGGTGATGGAGCCGTACATCATGTGGCCGCAGTTGGGAGCAGTCACCATAGCAGCATCGGCGGGGAAATACTTCTTCGTCAGGCCGTGGTCGTCGGAGTAGGTTTCATCGACGCTGAACACGGTGAGCATGAAGCCGCCGAAGTTCAGAGTTCCCATGAGCACAACACCGTCGTACTTGGAAAGCTGCTGGCGAATCTCGCCGGTGATGATACCGCTGTTCTTGTCCAGAAGCCGCTGGGTTGCTTCATCGGTCAGGATGTAGTCAGCAGCATCCGTACCGAGAACCAGATCGGCAGCGGGCAGGCCGCGGGAGGACAGCATACGGCACATATTACGCACATCGCTGCGGTAATCGCCGCCAGTCTCGTTCCACTTCTTTGCCACGGTATACAGGTGATTGCTCTTTTCGCCGGTGAAGAAGCGCACCTGCTTGGTGTCGCCCTGCGTCACATCGTCGATGTACTCCACCATATCGCAGCCGTTGTTAATCATGGTCTGCGCAGCCATCCACTCTTCGCGGCGGGTAATGCGGGCATCCATGTCGGCCATATCATCCACCAGCAGGCGGGCGGCTCTCTGCTGCTCGTCCATGCCGGGATAGATTGCTTCGCCAAAGCCGCGCTTGGTCAGCTCGTCCAGCGTCAGCAGACGGGACGGTGCGATATAGGCGGGCTTGATGCTGGTGATCTCATAGCCGCTGCGGGTCATGGGAATGTCGCCAACACGGGGAGCAACAAACGCGGCCAGTTTGCGGTCGCCGTCGCGGTACTCGGTAATAACCTTGTCGGCCTTGAAAATGTCACCTGCACCGGTCGGGAAATAGCGATCTTTGAAGAAGCCGACCGCCGGGACGACCTCTTCAACGGCTGCTGCCAGAATGATGTTGTCGAAGAAATTCAGAAGAATCTCAGCCATTGTATGTATCCTCCTTTCACATCTCAGTCACGGGCAGGACTGCAATGCCGTTCATGCGCAGTGCGCTCTTGTCCGCTTCGGTCATGGTGTACTCGTCCTTGACCACCAGCTTGTCCGGGTTGAAACAGCCAGCCAGATAAACGGTGGTGGTCGCATCGCCGGTGGCCGGGACGGTCACGTCGTCGGTCAGGATGCAGTCAGCGGTCAGCGTGTCGCCGGAAGCTGCGGTGCTGCCCAGAATGTACAGCTTGCCGTCCTTTGCGCTCTTGGCGAACACAGTACCGCGGGTATAGGTCGCTTCTTTACTGCCGATGCTGGCGATCTTGCCAGCACCGACGCGCTTGGGCGGGGTCAGACCCACGATCAGGTTGTCGTACTCGACCTCGCCCAGCTTTTCACTCAGCATCTTAGTTGCCATAGGTCAGTCCTCCTTTTTGGGGTGCAGCAGGTTCTTGAAAGCGGCCCGCTTCTCGGCATCGGTCGGCTTGGTGTTGGTCACGCCAGTACCGCCCACACCGCCAGCGGTTGCACCGCCCACGGCATTTGCGCCGCTGGCCTGTGCGTCGTCCTGCACATCGTCCAGCAGCTTATGGCCTTTCTTCTTGGCATCCAGAGCGGCGCGGTAGGTAAGCTCCTGTGCGGTGCAAGCCTTTGCGCCATACTTGGCTTCTGCCACCAGCTCGGACGGGATGGTGTCTGCGATCTCGTCAATGGCGGCAAGACGGTCACGTTCCTGCTTCTGTGCTTCTGCACGGGCATCGTTCACGATCTCATTGACCAGATCAGGACAGCCCGCCCGAAGCTCTTCTTTGTTCTTGAACTCCATTTCGGTTCCTCCGTTGTCGTTGTCCGGCTCTTCCGCCGGGTTGCTGTTGTCGGTGGTATTTACAAAACCGCCCTCTGCGGCAGGGGCCACCACAGCGCGGTTTCGTACAAATTCAGGGGCATCGTCGAAAGCACCCGGCACGGCAACGCTGTTGATGAACAGCGCACCGTTGCGGTTTTCGACCTGTGCCTTGGTTTGGTTGCCGGTCGTGACTTCATCCACAAAGCCGTGTTCTTTGGCTTCGTTTGCAGACCACCACGATGTAGCATCCATCCACGCCGCCACTTCCTCGACGGTGTGGCCGGTCTTTTTGGCGTACTGGTTCAGCACGTTGGTACGCATCACGGTCAGCGCATCCATAAGCTGCTGCAAGCCCGCCATGTCCACAAACCCGTTCGGGTTCACCCGGATGGGATGGATCATGTAGGTTGCATCTTCCGCCGCCTTGACCACCTTGCAATGGCTTGCCACAATGGTTGCGGCACTGGCGCAAATGCCCTCGATCTGCGCCGTGACTGTTCCGATCCGGTTTTCCAGCAGCGCACCGATGGCCTGTGCAGCCCAAACGTCACCGCCGCCGCTGCAAATGCGCACCGTCAAATCCTCCGTTGCCGGGATCGTCGCAAGATCAGCGGCGAACTCTTTCGGGGTCACTTCATCGCCCATCCAGCTCGTTTCGCTGATGTAGCCATAAAGCAGAAGTTCCGCCGTGCCGCCGGTGTCGGCTGCATTGCGGAACTCCCAAAATTTCTTATTATTCGTCTTTGCCGGGGTCGCCGCCGCTCCGTTGAGGAACAGCGGTTTGCTGTTGTGCTTGTGCTCCTGCAATTTCGTCCACCTCCCGTTTCAGTGCGGCTTCTGATTTCCGCTGCCGCATATTTGCTTCGTAACTTCCGCCGGTCATTTGGGCGGTTTCCTGTGCTGCCGTAGAAAAGCCGCTGTTCACTCGCATCTGGGCTGCTGCGGCTTCATCCTTGGGATTCAGGTTTGTCCTTGCCGGGCCGTTCCATGTGCAGTTCATGTAGGCCGCAGCCACAGCCGGGTCAACCAGAAAACCGGGGGCTTTGATCCTGCCCTTGCACACAGCTTCCCTGAACCATGCTTCGTAGACCGGCTGGCAGAAATAATCCGAAAACCAGTCACGGTGCATCCCGGTTGTTCGCCAGAACTCGTTCAGTGCGCCCCGCGCCGCCGAGTAGCTTGTGCTGAACTGCTTGTAGAGCACCTCGGACGGGATTTCCAACGCTGCCGCCATCTGCTTTACGATAGCGTTCATGAAATTCTCAAAGCCCGTTGTCGGATGCTTTGGGTCTGCAAACAGTACATCTTCGCCGGGATTCAGGTCGATAAACGCACCGGGAGCCAGCTCTACACTTGTCTTGTCCGGGGTATCCACTTGCACCTCTGGCGGAAGCATCTCGCCGAACGGAACCTCGTCAGACTGATCCGGTTTCTTGATGAAAACCGTGAACATTGCGCTGACGACCGCTGCGGTCAGCTCTGCGTCCGTGAAGCGGCCCAGCTGCTTCAAACTTTCCAACACCGGAGCCAGCAGCGGCACTCCCCGCACCTGACCGGCGCGGTCACGCTGCATCAGGCACAGGATGTTTTGCCGCCCGGTCTTTGCGCCGTAGGCTTCCACTCTCGTCCAGTGTGATGCTGCAAGGCCAGCCGCCGCCGTGCTTGCCAGCGGGTGACGGTCGCAAATCCAGTAGGCAATGACCATTCCCGCCGCATCGGTTTCAACACCTTGCACGATCTTTTCAACATGGCGACCGTTGATCTCGCAGGGCGAAAGCACGTCCATGAAGCTGGGTGAACACAGCCGGTCGGCTTCGATGATCCGCAGCCGCAGATCATACGGCACACCGGGCGACTTCTTGTTTTGCAGCACCGCCACAGCGTCACCGTTCAGCAGGAAACCCGTGAACACGAGCTGTTGGAGCATATAGAAGTTATCGAGCCGGTCTGCATCGCAGGTCGGTTTGTTCGCCCACAGGCCAAACTCCCGTGCGATCTGGGCGTTGATCTTCTGGGCTTCTTCATCGGAGATGCCCAGAAAGGCGTTGTCGATCTGGGGTGTCGGGGTCAAGCCGCCGCACACCACGTTGGTGCGCATCGTCTTGATTGCACCGGTCGCCAGCGGAACGCCCATAAAGGCATCGCGGCTTCTTTCCCGCAGGACTCGAAGATTATCCTCGATGTCCTCTTTCGGGCTTCCGCCGTGCCATGTCCAGCCCCGCATGGATTTCTTGTGCAGGCTGGCTCCATAGTTGGAGTAGCCCGAATTGATTGCCCGTATTGCCGACTGTGCGGCAGCACGTTTCACCGCCCGCTCCGGGGCAATCGCCGTGAGCAGGCTATCAAACATTCCCATGTCAGCCCTCCCTTACAGGTCGCGGGGTACAAAATGCCCCATCCGGTTCCTGCCGTTCCGCTGACGGGAAAGTTCCGTCACCTTGTTCGACCAGTATTCGATTCGTTTGCCGATCTGCGTCAGGTCGGCTTTGGTCAGCGACCGGTTGCCGATCTGGTAGCTCTGGCCGTGCGATACGCTCTCTTCGGCGGCTACCCAAACGTCCAGCATCCGTTGTGCTGTTTCCAGCGTAATTCCTGCCATTTAGATACCTCCCGAAAGTTGACGACGGCCCCGCGCTTTCTTGACCGGCTGGACGGTGGTTCCGTCTGCGTCCGTCTTTTTCAGCACAGGGCGAGAAATGGCAAGAGCCGCGGTTGCGTAATTGCGCAAGTCCAACGGCTCGTTTCGTTTATGCTCTTTGTCTTTGATTTCCCAGTATTCTTTCAAGCGGCCTTTCACAAACCGCACCACTTTCTTCTCAGCCGTTAAGCCCTTGAAGTATTCCTCCGTGTAACCCGCTTCCGGGTTGGACGGGAAATGGCAGTAGTTCGGTCCGGGGGTCTTGACCTCCAACCGCTGGTAGATGGTCGTCTTGCCAGCGTCAACGCCCAGAATGAACAGCTCCGCCTTGACGCGGTTGTTCTTGGACGGGTTGCGGATGAACGGGACTCCGCTGCCGCCCATGCCCTTGATCGCAAAGATACGGCGGTTGAGCCGTTCCTTGGCGAACCGGTACACCGCGTCGGTGTGGTGTCCGCCGGAGTCGATGCAGGTAGCCAACAGTGGGTAGGCCGTGCCATCCGCCTTGCGCCACCTTTGGAGCAGGAAGTTGTCAAGGTCGTCCCACACCTGATCCGACAGCATATCGCCGTAGATTTTCTGGTAGCGGATGCCCCAGCTCTCCACACCCTCGCCCCAGCCGACCACCTCAACTTCAAAGCGGTCGTCCTGCACGTCAACACCGGCAGTAAGATACAGAACATCGTCCGGCACTTCTGCGGCGTAGATTTCGCGGCGGTTGAACAGCTCGGTGTCCTCCAACTGGATTCCACGCTCTTCCCACGTTTCGCCCAGCTCGGTGTTCACCCAAACTTTCATCTGTTCGGGGTTGCCGTGGTCAAGGGCGATCTTGGCTTCTATGAACTTCTGCACAACCTCTTTCCAGCCCACAAAGGTTGAAGCCAGCGTGTTCAGGTGAAATCCTCTGGCTTCTGCGCCGGGGTTGGCTGCAACGTACTTGCCGTGAATGCCCTGCTCTTTCCACCGGTATTCGTTGGCGATGCAGCCGCACTCCCGGCAGACGTAGCTCACGCCCTTGTCGAGATCATCCGGGTCAAACTTGACGTTCTCCCAGAGGAATGGCTGGTATGCTCCGCATTCCGGGCAGGGTACGTTCCATTCCTCTTGCGTAGAAAGCAAGTAGGCATCCTCGATTCGGCTGTCTCCCTTGATGGTGGGAGTGCTGACCATGACGGTCTTGTAGTCCCAAAAGGTCGTCTGGCGTTTCTTTGCCAGATCAAGGGGATCGCCCTCAGTTCCCGCGCTCTTGGGGTAACGGTCGATCTCGTCCGCCAGCAGCACCTTGATGGGGCGGCTGGCAAGGCTGGACGGGCTGTTTGCACCCACAATGGTGATGTGTCCGCCGGGAAAGTTCTTCTTCATGACGGTGTTGCCAGCGTACCGGCTCTTGGTATCTACAAGGCCGGTAAGCCGGGGCGTGTCCCGGATCATGGGAGCAATGCGGTCTTTCGAGAGCGTTTGTCCCATGTCAAGGGTCGGCTGCATACACATCACCGGACAGGGTGCATAGTCCATGTAGTAGCCCAACGGGTTGAGGATGAAAGCATCCGTCTTGCCGATCTGCGCTGCTGACATGACGACGACCGACCGGACGTGAGGATCACCAATGGCATCCATGATAGCCCGCTGGTAGGGGGCTTTCTCGGTGTGCCACCGTCCCGGCTCTGCGCTGGACTCAGCGGACAACACCCGGTACTTGTCCGCCCACTGGCTGACCGTCAGCGGCGGCGGCGGGCGCAGTTTACTTAAAACCTCTGCAAACAGTTCCACTGTCTGCGGTTCAAGTTTTACGGTCCGCTTCTTTTTCATGTTTTGGCTCACCCCTGACACATTCCGGGAACATACACAGAGTAAGCCGCTGATGAATGCGCTTTCCCCACGGACAGCTCTTGCATTTGTTTTTCGGCTTATCCTTTTTCTTCGCCGTCTTGCCCATCTTCATCATCCTTTGGCCGCTCCAACGCGACCTGATAGTTTGAAAACTCTTCCATGATCTCGTGGAAGGAGCTTTGCAGCAAATCCATGATCTTATCCTCGTCGCCGTCCAGCTTGGCGATATTCGCCGCCAGCTTGTTCGGCAGGGCAATCAATCTCGAACGCAGGTTCATGACGATGGTGGTCATGCCGGTTATAATATCCGACTTGCGGTAAAGCTCACCGTTCCGCACCTTGTTCTCGGTTTCAGCAGCGATTCGCTTTTCCTTGGTCAGCTTCGCTCTCTCTTCGTTGAGATCAGCCTTGCCGCCCTCGTCGCCCCGCAGGTAGTTGATGTACCGCCGGACGCTGGAACGCAGATCGTATAGGCCGGGGGCTTTCTCTTCCAGCACCCCCTCGTCCCGGAGCTGGCGCACCCGGCGTTCGGACAGGTCAAGATACTGCGCCACTATCTTTGTCGTGTGGAGCTTCTTCTTCATCCTCTTCGTCCCCCTCCGGGTCTACGTCTACCTCACCGGTCGCCCGCATCTTTGCAATGTCAAGGCGGGCCAGTTCCAGAGCGTACCGCTTTTCAAATTCTTCTTGCTGGCGAATCTGGGTCGTAAGGGAAATGATTCTGCCGGAAACCTTGTTCAGAGCTTCCCGCAACTGCGTCACCCGGACAAAGGCACTGTCTTTGTTGACCATCGCCATCTTCTGCACGGCACTGTCCGCCGTCTTGCCCTCGGCATCCGGGCCGGGTTTGCGCATATCGGTGATGGTGGCTGTGAACAGTTCTTCCGGGCTGCACTTCTCGTACTCCGCGATCTTCTCCATGATGTGCCGCTGCTGAATCCGCAGCAGCTTCAACTCATAGGCGTTGTTCGCGCTGGCCCCGGTGGGTATCGCATCCAGCCACGCCCGTTCCTCTTCGGTCAGCCGGTCAAGGTGGATAGTGCTATATGCGCCGTCTTTCTCCGCGTTGGTGTTGCCATCCGGCGCACCGCCACCGGTGTTGCCCTTGGCGTTCTTCTTGCCCCGGCTGTTCTTGTTACCGGGTTGCCCGCCGCGCTTGCGCTCTATGGCATCCTCCCACCGGTCGATCTTCTTCCAGTTGCGAACCGTGCCGTAGGTCACGCCCAGCGTGGCCGCAAACTCTTTGAGGTTGATCTTCTCGCCCGACCGCCGCCGCTTGACGTACTCAGCCTTGGCGGTGTCGCGCTTGTCGTTCCGCTTCGGCATCCTGCATCACTCCTGCACCCCGTTTCTCGAATCCGCGCAAAAGAAAAAGCCCCACGACATAACGCCGTGGAGCTTCGCTTACTTTTCACTGTACCCATTATACCCGGAAAAGTGTATCACAGTGTATCATTTTGAAAATTTTCCCGAAAAAATCCCCCCTAACTTTTTCAGACCCCCCTCCGGGGAAGTGCAAAAAAGCCCCTATACCTAGAAAATTTTCGGGCTTTCGGACCCGTGAGTGGAAGAATCTTCCTCCCCAGTACCTTGCCGGTGGCCCGGAAAATGGTAGAAAAAGGAAGAAAAGACCGAAAAATCGGACTTTTTCAGCCGTCAAAATCGCCAAAAATCCGGGAAAAATCCCGCCAAAACAGCCCAAAACCCGGCAAAATGACAGAAAAAGGGCGGCAAAACACCGGCGGCGGGCATCCTTTAAGGTATCGCGGGCGGGCTGAACTGGTGACAGCCTGTCACCAATTCGATCCGGCGCGGCGCGGCGGCGGGGCATCATCGGCCCGGCGCGGCCTGTCCGGGGTGATCTGTCCAGCGTGTCGGGGTGCTGCTGCCCTCTCCTATATAGCTATGTAGGGCGGCGGGGCGCGGCGGCGGGCGTATGGCGGGCGGTGCTGCTGTCTGGTGCTGGTGTGAGGTGCTGCCGGTGTGCTGCCGCCCTGTCCTATATAGCTATGTAGGGCGCGGCGGGGTGCGATCTCCTACCGGCGCGGCATCATCGGCCCGGCGCGGGGCGGGGGCGGGGTGCTGCCTGTCCAGCGTCCAGCGGCGGCGGGGCGCGGCGGCGGGGCGCGGCGTCGTCTGCCCGGCGCGGCCTGTCCGGGGCGATCTGTCCGGCGGGGCGGGGTGCTGCCCTCTCCTATATAGCTATGTAGGGCGGGGCGGGCGGCTGTCGTGGTCGTATG